TTGTAATACTCAAAAGTTTTTAAAGTTTCTTAAAAACTTAAAAACTAAAAAGTTAGTATTGGTCGGTGATATTATTGATATTCATTGTTTAGAAAAATACAATACTCGTTGGAAGAAAGAGCACACTGAATGTGTTCATCAGATTCTTAACCTTGCGAAGAAGGGAACAGAGGTCATTTATATTCTTGGAAATCACGAGGCACAGATTCGTCGTTATACGAACTTTGAGCACAAGAACTTCCAAATGGTAGACGAATACACTCATAAGGACTCAAAGGGTAATAAGTTTCTTTGTATTCACGGTGATAAGTATTCGGAGTATTCTTCTGGGTCTTGGAAGCAATTGATGTTTAATAAAGGATATGAGATTATCACACCATTGAGTTTATTTCTGGAAAGATTTTTTAGATTCTCTTTGGTGTATGCTTTAAAAAATACGGTTCGTGGTAAAAATTATATTGATCGTTATGAGACTGATATTGCTTCATACTGTGTTCAGAGAGATAAGAAATATGATGGTGTAATCTGTGGGCATATTCATCACGGAAATGTGAGATACTTTAATAAACTTTTGTATATGTGCTGTGGTGATTGGTGTGATACTTGCTCTGCGATTGTGGAGAAAAATGGAATTTATGCTCTTGAAAAATATAAATGATTAGTTCGGAGACACCATACAAACTTGCAGAGATTATCAGGAATACCTGGCCTGGTCTTTACAGAAAACCAGAATCATCTTATAATGAAGAAAAGGAATTGAAAAATGAAAAAGTATAATGAAGAATATTTTTCAGTCATTGACACCAAGACTGGAAGAAAGATTGTTGATTGTGGTGATGAATTGGATGCACTTGCGATGGTTTCCTTTGACCCACAAAATCGAACGATTACAAGAAATAAGATTCTGATGAGTCCTGTGATTGATATTGAGATTCCAAAAGCACTTCCTACATCTAATGTTGTTATGTCTAATGTTCAAGAGAATGTTCGTCATCAGGAACAACTTGGGCAAATCAAATTGCCAGAAGGTCAAGGAGAACCTGTGGTGGTATGAACCATCGTAAACATAAACAAGCAGAGAATCTCAAAAAGAAAAAGATGTATACACTTGAGGGTTACGTTGGAGACCCCCCAGATGCTAAATGTCCACACTGCGGGGAATCTGGGAAATCTTGTTCTCACGTAAATAGTCTAAGTCGTGCTTGGGCAAGAGATGCTTGTGCCCATAAATACAAGAAAACTAATAATAGTTAAATGGGAAGATATATTAAGACAAGAATTGTTACTGATGGATTGATTTATCTGAATGATGCTGGAAATAGCAAGTCATATTCTGGTGTAGGAACAGCAATCAAGAATTTAGTGGGTTATGGTGCCACAAATACATCATTCAATCAAACATTCGTATCCTCAGGAACAACAAGTCATTTTATATCTACATCTACTTTATCTTATATAAGCAATACAAACGTAAGTGTAAGTGCTTCAACAGGTAGTGGTTTTACTATTTGTATGATGATTAAACCACAAACTTTGACTAGTTCTACTTGGAATTATTTTTTTCAACAATATCAATCATCTAGTAATTCATTAATAGAGATTGGTCGTTATGGAACTACGCAAGGATTTTCACTAAAAGATACTACTAAGAATGAAAATAGTATTTTGTTTGAAACTTCTTCTGTTAATAGTGATTATTTTGAATGGTATTCAAAAGTACCTGGTTATAATGGTAGTATAACAAATCAAAAAATTCAATATTGTGTTGATAATTCTCTTAGTTCAGCTGCATGTGAGACTCATTTACAAAACTCTTCCAATTATTTGTATTCAAGTGGATTTGGTACATATACAACACCATCATCTTCGGGAATAATAACTGCAAATTATCAAACTACTTGGGTAGTTCCTGTTGGTGTAACTTCTATTACTGCTGTTTGTGTTGGGGGTGGAGGTGGAGCTGGAGGTAATGATTCTGGTAATGGTCAAGGAGCAGGAGGTGGTGGAGGAGGACTTTCGTATGGAACTTTTGCTGTAACTCCAGGTGAAACTCTTTATATTCAATCTGGTGCTGGAGGAAAGGGTGGAAATGTAGAAATTTTAAATTACTATCAAGACAATAATACTACTAATAGACCTAAAACTGATGGTACAAATGGTGGAGATAGTTATATAAAAAGGGTTGGTTATGATGCAACTGGAACAGATATTTTAATCTTATCTGGTGGAGGAAGTGGAGGAAGTGCTGGGTCAAGTAGTTCATCCGATTCTACTGGGGGAACAGGTGGAATTGGAGGACAGGGGTCAGCATCCAGTGGTGGTGGAAATGGTGGAAATGGTGGAAATGGTTATACTACCTTTGGTGGAGGTGGTGGTGGAGGAGCAGGAGGATATACAGGAGCTGGTGGAACTGGTGGATATGGATATGTTAGCCAAACAGCTGCCCAAAGAGCAGGTGGCACTGGACAGGGAGGTGGAGGAGGTGGAGGTGGAAGTTTGAATGTAGATAGTGGATCTTCTGGAAATTTTAATAGTGGTGGAGGAGTAGGAATTTATAATGCAACCAGAACAACAGGAGCTGGAGGAACTTCAACTACTGCCAGTGGAAGTGACACTAGTTCAAAGTCTGGATTGTCTGGTTCTAGTGGAACTGCACCAACAGGAAGTAGTGGAAGATATGGCATACCGAACACCTTTACTAATTATTCAACAAGAGCTGTTGGTGGAATATATGGAGGTGGTGGTGGGGCAAGTTATCAGGCAGATAGTTCTAATAGTTGGAGAGAACCTGCAAATGGTGGCAGAGGATGTGTTAGAATTGTGTGGGGAACAGGGAGAACCTTTTCAACTTCATCTACAGTTGCTCAGGATGTTTTGTCGCAAAGATCTGCTTCTTTTTCTGATTGGACTTTTGTTGTTTGTGGTGTTACGACAGATTATAAGAGTTTTTTATCAACTAATGGAAGTTCTAAATCTGTGGGAGTTTCAACTGATTGGATGACAACAGGAGAAATCAATTTAGATAAAATTTTTGGAACAGGTTCTGATTCTGCTGCAGGTATTACTACAGGAACAAATTCTAATTATAAATGTCATTGGAACAATTGTATGATTTATAATCGTGAATTGACCAATGAAGAAATCCAAATAAACTTTGAAGCATTTAGACGTAAGTTTAATCTCTAAATAATCATAAGTTGCAAAAACTTATGACTCCTTTTCATTCGTCTGAAGAATATTTGTTCAATCTTTACACAACAAGTTCTGGAGAAGCAAGACGAATATGGAGACAGCACATTAAAGAAAATTGGAATCATAAGTGTGCTTACTGTGGTTCTGAAGAAAAATTAACTATTGATCATATAGTTCCAAGATCAAAGGGTGGAACTGATTTTACAAATAATGTTGTGTGTTGTTGCCAAGAATGCAATCAAGATAAAGGACATACAGATTGGGAAGATTGGTTCTCAAAGCAAATCTTTTTTACAGAAGAAAAAAGAAGTGCTATAATAAAATGGATGCACAATAAGCAAGAGCAAGTGCTCTATAAATACCCTCAAAGACAAAATAAAGTTTTATAGTATTATGAATTTTACAATTTATTCAAAACAAGGTTGCCCTTATTGCGATAAGGTAAAGACAATTTTAAATCTTTTGAGTGAATCAAAGGGATATAAAATCACTTCATATGAACTCAATACTGATTTTAATAGAGAGCAATTCTATTCCGAATTTGGGGAAGGTTCAACATTTCCTCAGGTAATTTTAAATGATTTGCATCTTGGTGGATGTACTGATACGATCTCGTATTTGAAAGAAAATAATATGCTCTGATCGTGTCTATAAATAATTTTGGAAATTATGGCATTAATCGTGGTTTTGAGTTAATGCTTAGAAAAAAAGGAGGAGAGAAAAAGGAAACAAAATTGACATTAAGAACTTTCAATTTTGAAAAAGTATTTTCTTTCCTTAAAAGAGAGATATATTTCAAAATTGAATTAGATATAATGAAAAAAAAGTAGTCTCTCGGAGAAGATCAATGACAGCAACGTATTTAGTATTTGGTTCTTTTTTATTTGTTTTGTTTTTTATGGTAGGACTTTTTATCGGGTGGAGTGCCAGAGAATATATGATGAACTATCAAGAAGGACCAAAACAAATTGCTTATCATCCAGAGTTTTACAATAAAAATGGTGAGTTAATTGATCAAGAAATTGTTTCAGTAAGATTTGATCCTGATTATTTTATTGATGAAGATGATAGTGATAATGATTGATAAATAAATTTAATTAATTTAATTCTGCATTAATTTTATGACAATGACAGTAAAAGAAAAAACAACGACTAAAAGAACCACTTCAAAAGCAAAAGAAGTTGTAAATGAAAATATAGATCTTCCTGCAAATCCTTTTGCTTTTGAAGTTTTAAATCTTGCTAGTTCACAAAGAACTAATGTAAAAAAAGTCGAAGTGCTTAAAAAATATGAGCACGATTCATTAAAAGCAATTTTTATATGGAATTTTGATGAATCGGTAATATCCGTTTTACCAGAAGGTGATGTTCCCTTTTTTGGGGATAATACGATGAAGACGACAACAATGTCTGAAAGAATTGAAGAAGCAGTTAAACAATTGAGTGATTCTTCAATCGGAGCAATTGACCAAAAGTATTCTACAATACGTAAGGAATATGATAAATTTTATAACTTTGTAAAGGGTGGTAATGATTCTTTAAATGGTATTCGTAGAGAAAATATTTTTGTAAATCTGTTGGAAGGTTTACATCCATTAGAAGCAGAGATTCTTTGTTTGTGTAAAGATAAAAAATTACAAACAAGATATAAAATTACTAAAGAAATAGTTTCTGAAGCATACCCAGATATTACTTGGGGAAATAGAAGTTAATTATGCTATTAATACATAAAAATTGTGATCCTTCTGTATCAAATAATAAAAGTTTACCCAGGAACTCTTATTTAATTACATATCTTGAAGATGATCAAACAAAATATGATATTGTTCAAGCAGGTTCGTTTGTAGAAGTATTTGATAATTACTACGACCAATATGGTAAAGGCAATATCTTAAAGATTAAATGGACAGAAGGAACTGTAAATCCAAAATCATATAACTATCAAGTTAAAGATAAAAAAACAAAAAAATAAGATAAAGGGGGGATTGTCTTCTCCCTTTTTTTGTGTTAACATAAAGTGAGAAGAAAACATTCTATGGATAAAGAAAAACTAAAACTTATTGTCCGTAATTTGGAACTTTTAGTTGATTCTCTAAAGGCAGAAATTTATTCTGATGTTTCTGCTTACACTCCTATGAAACCGATGGGAAAAAGACCAATTTTAGATTACGACGAAATCTTTGAGGATGATAATGACTAATAGAGCACGAGAACTAGTAAAGTTGCTTGAAAGATTGACAAAACAAGAACACCTATATTCTTCTGAGCAACTGATTGATATGAAAAAACAACTGCGAGTAGTAAAACAAGAACTTGCAGAACTTGAAGCAAAAACAACAAAAGGATTTGGAAAGAAATGAAACCTATTAAAGCAAAAGACCTTCTTGAACTGGATAAAAGACTTGAAGTTGTAAAACTTCAGGGTTATCCAATCCCAGAACAAGTTATTTGGCAAGCAGGAAAGGGCGATTATTCTGAAGTTCCGATTCATAACGTTCCAGTTCCTAACCATCACGAATGTGGTCAGTGGATTGTTGAACAATTGCTTGCTAATGAGAGAGGGCATTGGGGTCCAATTGAGCACCCTGGCATTACTTTTTCTTGTGCTGGATTTGTTCATAATGTTATCGTTCAGGCAAGAACTCATCGTATCGGAACTAGTTGGGATGTTCAATCTCAGCGTTATACTGGAAAGCGTGTAGTTAAGGTTGCTAAAAAGGAACTTGATGTTGAAGAGGTCTTCTATGTGCGCCCTGTGGGATTCTACACCAATCGTAAGGGTAAGAAGTATGAATGGACCGAAGAGCACCGACAACGCAAGTTAGATCGCATTTTGAGTGAGTGTGAGGAGTATGTTGATTACTATGAGCAGGGTATGTGTGAAGAGCATATTCGGGATTATCTTCCTCAGGCAATTCGTCAGAACTTTGTGGTTTCTTTCAATCTAAGGTCTGTTCTTCACTTTATGGATCTTCGTTCAAAACTTGATGCTCAACTTGAAATTCAAGCACTTTGTGATGCAATTGCTCCCGAACTGAAACTATGGGCACCAAATGTTTGGAACTACTATGAAGAGAAGAGACTGCATAGAGCACGTCTGAGTCCCTAAATATTTTTGTGTTGATTTTGTAATTTTATGGAGTATTATACTTACGCTTATTTACGAGAAGATAAAACTCCATGGTATATTGGTAAAGGTAAAGGTAGAAGAGCATATCAAAAACATGATTTCTTTTCTCCTCCACCAAAAGACAGAATACTCATTCTTAAAAATAATCTTACAGAAGATGCTGCATATAAACATGAAATTTATATGATTAATGTTTTTGGTAGAAAAGATTTGGGAACTGGAATTCTTCGCAATAAATCAAATGGTGGAGATGCTCCTCCTATCTTTACTGGACATACTGAAAAAAGTAAAGAAAAGATACGAAATTCCTGCAAGGGTAGAGTATTGGGTCCAGGTATGAGTGAAGATGCGAAAAATCGTCTTTCTAAACGAAATAAAGATATGGGAATAAAACCTCCCTTACATGTTAAATCGTTTAAATTGATGTCTCCAAAGGGGGAAATATATAATGGTGACAATATTAATGAATTTTGTGAACTACACAATTTAAAACCCTCTTGCATATATGATTTGCGTAGAGGAAGACAACAACAACATAAAGGATGGAGATTGGTTTAATGGCAATATATCCAGTTTATAATCCGGAAACGGGTGAAAAAAAAGTTATTGAAATGAGTGTCCATGATATTATGGATTGGTATGAAAATAATAAACCTTGGTCCCGTGATTGGTCACAAGGATGTGCCACACCAGGAGAGATTGGTGATATGCTAAGTAAGCACGTCAGCAGAAATCCTGGATGGAATGAGGTACTTTCTAAAGTTTCAAAGGTTCCTGGGGCAAACGTAAAACCGATTTAACTATGGCAAGAAAAAGAAGAAACAATGACAATCAACCAATTGGTGTTGGTTACACATCCAAACAGATGAAGAGGAGAAAACCAATCAGTGCTG